GAAAATACACTTAAGCCCCTAATCGCCGCGCCGCCTGAATTCCTGATGGTGCAGCGTAAAGGTCTAGCGCCGTACGATTTGGTAAACCGCCTGCAAGTGATCGCGTTCTCAAACGAACGTGTGGCCATTAACCTTCCGTCTGATGATCGCCGATGGTTCGTGATCTGGTCCGACGCGCCGCGCATGACCGACGCCGATGGTGCGAAAATATGGGCTTGGCTCGAGTCGAGCGGTAAGAGCGCCGCCGCCGCCTGGCTGCACGCGCGCGACGTCTCAGCGTTTGCGCCTGGTGCCACACCTATGCTTACCGAAGCGAAGGCCATTATGGTCGAAGCCGGTATGTCCGGGGCTGAAGCGTTCCTGGTCGAATTAATGCGCGCGCGCCTGGGTGAGTTTAATAAGGGTGTCGTCGGCGCGCCCTGGCACGCCTTGTGCGACCGTTTGCAAGGGTCATCGCCCACCGGTACCCGTATCGTGCAACCCGCCCTTCTACATGCCTTAAAAGAAGCCGGGTGGATCGACATGGGCCGGATAGCGTCGCGCGATTATCTGACTAAAAAGCATATATTTTGCGCGCCCGATATGGTCGGGGTCCCTAAGTCGGACCTTCGGCGCATGGTCGAGACGACGCCGCCCGTATCGGTGCGCCTGGTAAAATAAAAAATGGCCCGTTAAGGGCCATTTTTATAGGTCTAGGACCGCCGCCAGTAGCGCGGCCAGTAACAGTGCAAAAAGAATCAACATAAGGCCAGCGCTTGGCGCGCTTTATGGACCGCGTCAATAACCGCCGGATCTCGCTCGACGTCGTGACAATTGGCCAGCATAGCGGCCAGCGCGTCGCGTAGCTCCGGCGCGGCCGCGATAAGCCGCATATTCGCTTCAGCTCGCTGAAAAGTGATGTACGGCCCTGCGCCTTTAACCTGCGCGATATGGACTTTATCAGTGCCTATAAACGCGCCTTGTACTGTCCACGGCCACGGTGTATGCGTGCTCATGCTGTCACCTCATACATGTCTTCGCCGGTATATACCGTCGCCGGTGCGTCGTTCAACGGCATAAATAGCGCTTCAACGTCAACATCAGGACCGTATGGCATGCCATAGGGCGATCGTTGTCCTGGCTTGTACGTGTTCAAATCAAAATACTGGCCCACGTACTCGCTTGTACTCATACCGTCGTAAAAAGCCGGATAGCGTCGTTTTTCCGCGCCTTTACTCTTAACGCGCTTATGCTTACCGGTGCATTTAGCGTGTTGCGCGTATATGTCGCGCGCGTCGTTTAATTTGTACGTCGTACGGCCAATTTTAATGGTTTGCATGGTTTACCCTTAGAACGTGAGAATATCAAAATAGGCAAGCGCTAGAACCGTAAGCGCGCCAGCGATGGCCAGGACCGTTAAAAGATCCATAGCGGCCGCGCGTCGTTTTTCGATCGCTTCGCGTGAAGGGGAATAAGTGTATTTCATACTGTACCTTTATTTTTAATTAAATGCGGTAAAAATGTAATATCACCCAATTGACGTAATGCTACATAATGCAACAAAACATGGGTTTTGCTCATATAGTTACTAGGATGTTTTGCTGACCATGCAATAGATGATGCTGGCATAAGTTTAATCAAATGATTAACATATTCTGATCTTTTCATTGTGCGCCTTTACTGTTACCGGACCGATTGTCCGCGCATGGCCACAGCATGGCCATGCACTGAAAATCAAATAGTGCAGCACCCACAACATGGCGCATCTTCACACCGGCCGCGCGAATTACGGTAGAACGTCGCCGGTCCGGTTTCACCGTAAAATGTAATTGTGTCGCTATCGGGTTGCAAGCTGGCGCGCTTCGTCGCCGTATCGTATAAGATGACGTCGCCAGGGTTTATACGCGCGCCGGACCGGCTGCACCGGCCGGGATACTTAGCGGACATTGTTTTAATCATACTGATACTCCAATTGAAATAACACGGCGCGCAAACCCGGCCGCATGGTCCGCAATGACAATATCTTTCGCGGTTTTGCTTGTACCGGCGCATAACATGCAGTTAACGCAAGTTGTTTTGCGGCCGCCTTCGGCCGATGCGGGACAAGCGATCTCGCCAGCTTGTTTGTCAACACCGACGGAAACCCGGAAAACCCGCATACCGTATAGATTCGCTTGAGCCGCTTCGTCGATACTATCGGCCGACGCCATTACAAGCGGCGACCATGCAGCATGATCAAACCGGGTATCCTGCCACTGGTGGCTATAACCCGCATGACCGGCCGTAAACTGTGTTAACGCTTGCCATGTGGCCACCGGTGCAGCGAACGGGTCGCCGTACGTACCGATTCGCAAGCGCTTGCCAGCGATGACCTTGGCGATTGTCGCCGGGTCCGCTTTAACATACCGGCCGCGCTTGTATGCGTTATAAACTGACAACACCGACTTAGCTACTTGTACATAACACGGTACGTCGCCAGTCTCGCGCGCTATTTTCGGCCGATGCGAACACATGCCGCATATGCTCACGTCGTCGCCGGTCTGCAGCGCTTGGACCGGATTGACGTCGGACCGGATGATAAACGTCTGGACAAGCGCGCCGGTCTTGTCGTTTTTTGACGCGTCGGTGATCTTGTTGACAATGACGACGATAGGCGCGCCGTCGATCTCCGACGGACCCTCATAAGCGATATATCCTAGAATTTTCATACTGTACCTTTCACTGCAGCAGCTGCGGCGCGTAATTGTTTAAGAACCGCGTAATATTCGTCATATGTGACGCCAGCGTCATGCGGCGCGATTGTCAAATTGTGATCGTATTCCCACATAATCGCCGCTTGCGTAAGCATGGTTAACGCGCTAAACATGTAATCGATATCGCGATCTATATCGACCATAACGATCGGTCCGCTCTCGAGTTTAGCGGCCGCGATGCGCTGGCCGTATTCGGTATACGCGCGGCCGGTGTTGAAGGTAAGGGTTTGCATAAGGTCCTTTTTTAAGTAATGGTTCGTCGTTCCCGCGAGGGAGATTCGAGCGTAAGAGATTTTCTTACGATTGTCAACACGTCAAATAATAACCATGCGAATCAGTCAACTATTGAAATGTAAGTCGTATTGGTGGCATGTAGGCGATGCGGTAAGCGCGGCATGACTTACGTTCAACACTAGCGGCCATGCGGTTTTGAGCCTTATGTAAGTCATGTAAGTCATGTATTTATTGAACTATAAAAAACAACTGCTTAAAAAATAGGCAAAAGGGGTACAGCGATTTAAATTCGGTGTAAACATGACTTACATGACTTACATTGCCATGCACCACGTTTTTACCCTGGCGCGTCATGTAGGTCATGTAGGTCATGCTGTACTTAAGTACATCGGCCGGTAGCTAATGACTTACATGACTTACATCGATCGACCGGCGACCGACCGGCGACCGACCGACCGACCCGCATAAGTCATGACCTACATGACCTACATGACTTACATTAATCGACCGGCGGCGACCGACCCGCGTAAGTCATGACCTACATGACCCACGGCTAATAGGATTTTGCTTGAGGGGGAGGGGGGAGGGCCGACGGCAAAGGGCCAGCTGTAACGGAGCGTTTGCAGACAATTTTTATTTTTTAATTTATACTGGCGGCACGCATTCACGCGGCCATACAACTATGAGTTTTCATTCACTGCCACTTATCATCAACGAGATACGCGCCACTGAGGCGGTGCTTAACCGCATCTATGACGCAGCCAAACTCGGATTGAAAGGCGACAACTTAGCCTTTGCGGCAGGGATGTTGCCCAAAGCCTATCGTCAGTTGTGCGAGATGGACCCTGTGGCCGAGTTGGCCGAACACAAAGGCCGCGCTGATGGGGAGATGCGCGCGTCCAAGCAACTGCACAAGGCATCTGATCAGGGCGACGCTAAAGCTACACTGGCTATTCTGCAAAACGTCCACGGCTGGGTGGCCAAGCAGTCCCTCACGGTTGACGTCAATCAGCAGATCAGCATCCTTGGCGCACTGGCCGAAGCCGAACGCCGCGCGCTGGATGTGATTGATGTCGAAATACTAGAGGTCCAAGATGCAAAGCACCAAGTACAGCGCTGAAGATGAACAAGAACTGATGGCGCGGTTATGGGCACCGCAGTACAAGGACAACCCACTGGCGTTTGTAAAGTTTATATTTCCGTGGTCGGTTAAGGGGACGCCGCTGGAAAACTTTGAAGGGCCGCGCAAATGGCAGCGCGAGGTGCTGCAAACCATTACAGATCACATCAAAGCCAACAAGGGTGAAATAGACTTCAACACGCTACGGCAAGCGGTCTCATCTGGACGAGGTATTGGCAAATCGGCGTTGGTCAGTTGGATCGTGATCTGGATGCTGTCCACTAGAATCGGCTCGACAACCATCGTGTCGGCTAACAGTGAATCTCAACTGCGCTCTATCACTTGGGCTGAGATTACCAAGTGGCTGGCGATGTCACTGAACTCGCACTGGTTTGAGGTCAGCGCCACCAGGCTGATGCCTGCTAAATGGCTGACCGAACTGGTTGAGCGTGATCTGAAGAAGGGCACACGCTACTGGGGCGTTGAAGGGCGGCTATGGTCGGCTGAGAATCCAGACGCCTACGCGGGTGTACACAACTTTGACGGGGTGTTGGTGGTGTTTGACGAAGCGTCAGGTATCGACGACTCGATCTGGGCGGTGACGGCTGGATTCTTTACGGAAAACACACCCAACCGGTTCTGGCTGGCGTTTAGCAACCCACGCCGTAACACGGGGTACTTCTACGAAACGTTTCACAGCAAGCGGGAGTTCTGGCAAACCAAAGTGGTGGACGCCCGTACAGTAGAAGGTACGGACAAGCAGGTCTATCAGCAGATCATCGACGAGTATGGGCCGGACTCC